ACCACAGATTATTTTGAAGCATGGGTATTTCATAAAGAAGGTGGCAGTAGAGATATTGGCTCACAAAGTTATTTTTATGGTTACAAATTAATAGGAGCATAAAATGGCATTAACAAAATTAAATTTAGCAAGTGGTGTTACAGGTACTTTGCCTACAAGTAATTATAACGCAAAAATTGGTCAATTAAAAAATCAGGTGCTTACTAATGCTGTTACAATAGATTCTGATAGTGGTACAGGTATAGCAACAGGTTTAACTCTTGCAATTACTCCAACTGCAACAAGTTCTAAAATATTTATAATACCTAATTTAGCATATAAAATTGATACTGATGGTAGAGGATTTGGAATTAAAATGTTTCGTACTGTTGGTGGCTCTGCAACAGAAATATTTGATGCTAATTATAAATGGCTTGGTATTGGTGTGGCAGAAGGTGGAAGTGCAGAAAGAAATAGAGCAACTTGGCATCATTTAGATACACCAAATACAACAAGTGAAATTACTTATACTGTAAATGCTTTATCTGAATCTGGTAATGCAATTTATTTACAGCCAAATTCAACAGAGTCTATGTTTACACTTATGGAAGTATTGGCATGATTAATCCTTGTCCTGATTGTGGTGCTGAAAGTAAAGCAGATTGTAAGTGTCCTGATGAATGTGAATCATGTGGAGCTTAAATGAAAATTTCAGAAAATACGGCAATCAGTATGCCTATGAGAAACCTTCTCAGTATACTAGGAGCTACAGCAGTAGGTGTGTGGGCCTACTTTGGTGTTATTGAACGCCTTAATAATATAGAAACAAGAGCTACCTTATTTGAAGCTGATCTACTAAAAGCCGCAGACCAAAAGCCTATCGATCAGGAGCAATATATGTTGCTTGAATTTACAGCTTCCCAGCTAGAAAAAGTAACAACAGAAATGGAATCCATGATGAATAATCGTGTGAATATCGACTTCCTAAGAAAACAGGTAGATAAGTTACAAAATGACGTTGAGGAATTAAAAGATAAGGTAAGACAAAATGGTAGTCACTAAATTAATTTTTGCACTTTGCATGTTTGTCAATAACAGTTTGGACGGCCATATGTTAACTTCTGGTATGTCAGACTGCCTTAAATTAAAACGTGAGGCTGAACGCAACCTTGCTTCTGGTAGAGAAAATGTAATTCGTTATGCATGTGGTGAAGTATTAGCTGAATTAGAACCTGACGCAGAAGGTAATCTTAAAATAAAAAAAATATTAGAGGACAAATACTAATGATGAAAGTTTGGTTATTAGTAGCATTTTTGCATACACCTAATTTAGTTTCTGTAAAATACGAAGCATTTGTTTATCCTAGTGAAGAAAACTGCATGAATGAATTAGTTAGATTNAAAAATGCATATGAANAAAAACCAAATGATTACAAATCTAAAGTTAAAGTAGACGCTCATTGTTTAGAGTTTGAATCTTTTACAATAAATAAATTTATAAGTTAATGTCTGAGTGGGAATCTCAAATACAAGCGATTACTAAATCATTAGATCGTATTGAGGTTGAGGTTAAAGAAAATCGTATGGAAGTTGTAAAATTAAAAGAAGAAATGGCAACAGGTAAAGGAGCTATTCGTTCTATTCTTTGGTTAGGTGGAATAGTAACGNTGATATGGACAACAATCAAAGTAATAACAATTCTAAAATAAATTCTTTTAAAGGTCATAAAGTTTTAGTTATAGGGGATACGCACGATAGTCCTGATATACCTAAAGATCGTTTCTATTGGATTGGTAAACATATCAAAAATACCAAACCAGATTATGTTGTTCAGATAGGTGACTTTGGTAGCTTTGATAGTTTAAGCTTTTTTCAAAAAAATGATTCTCAACAAGGTAAATTAAAAGACGCTTACATGGTGGATATACATTCACTACGTCAAGCGATGGCTATGATGAATAAAGGCATGGGTACATATGATGTACCTAAACATTGTACCTTTGGTAATCATGAAGTTCGTGTTCATCGCTTTGAAGAAAATATACCTGAGATTGAAGGTATTATGAAAGAGCAGTTATATAGCTCGTATCATAATGCTGGATGGAGTACTTCTGAATACGGAGATATATTTTTTATAAGTGGAGTAGGGTTCACCCATGTACCTAAAAATATTATGGGTAAAGAATATGGTGGGCGTAATGCAGAAATATCAATAGCAAATGATTGTTTGCATGATTTAGTGTTTGGACATACGCACAAAGATAGGGATTGGAAAGCCCCAAAAATAGGGGATAAGAAGTATGTACGTATTGTTAATGTCGGATGTGCGTTGCCAATGAACCATGTTGAAATGTATGCAAAGCTCAATATGACTGGATGGTCATACGGCATTGTCGAATTGGCTATCTGGGATAACCATATCCAAGAAAAAAATTTTATTTCTATGGATAGACTGGAGAGAGATTATGGATAAGATAAAAGACTTTTGGAAAGGTTTAACCAAAAGAGGTAAAATGGTAGTAGCTGTGTTAGTAGCTATTGCTGGAATGATTATCTACGGAATGATTTTTTAATGTTAAATCTGTTGATTGGCCCTATAGTAGATATTGTTGGTACATCTGTAAAAGGCTTTGTAGATACAAAGAAAGCAAAAGCAGAACAAAAAGTTACTGAAATAAAAGCTAAGACTTCTTTAATGGAAAAACAAATTAAAGGTGAAGTCGATTGGGATATAGAAGCAATCAAAAATACTAAAGGGAGCTGGAAAGATGAGTATCTTACAATTCTTTTCAGCATACCACTTTTATTATGTTTCTTACCTTGGACAGTTGGCTACGTTGAAGATGGGTTTGCCGCTCTTTCAAAGACACCTGATTGGTATAAATACACTTTAGGTGTAATTGTATCAGCAAGTTTCGGAATTAAGGGTGCAAGTCGATTTTTTGGTAAAAAATAAGATTTTACTCTCAAAAACAAGCTCAAATTTAGCTCTCAGAAGGGTTTTAGCACCCTCGCTGTGTGATTGTACCTAAAAGAATCATTAGATTCTGAGTGATTCATTTAGAATCATTTAAGACTATACGCAATATTTACACAGTATTTTTAATAGAAAATATGTTTATATGTGTATTGGGAGGATTTTATGCCAAAAAAAGAAAAAGTTTTCGGATTTGGTAGTCAGATCGGTTATCATACTGATCAAAGTAACGCACCTAATCTGCTGGAACACAATTCTCAAGTTACGAATAAAATATACAGTTACTTAAATAATATATTACAAGAAATATATTTTACTGAAACTGAAAACTCTACTGTTCAATATTGTTTTAATATTAACAAGCCACATTACCTAGCTCTTTTAATTCAATTAATATTGTGGAAATTTGATAATGAGCATATTTTTATAAAAAAAATTAAAGAATTTTTAACATGCTCAGATCGACAAGCTGATATCATGATTGATACTTTATCTGATAAAAAATATATTAATAAAATTTATGAAGATATAGATAAACGCGTTTGTTGTGTTAGTATAGAACAACATACGGAAGATGATATTGTTGATTGGGCAATACTACATTACAAAAGAATTTATGGAAGGGATTTAACTTTGAAGTCCAGCCATTAAGTCTGATAATTTTTTTGCTCTTGAAGGGGTCTGCCTAGCCCAAAGGCTATCCAACATTTCTGAACTTGCCAAAGAATAGTTGTGACCCCTTAGAGCTTTCATCATGTTACGAAATTTTGATACGCCATTCTTCCCCATTTGGAATATCATTTCAATCAAGATGTTTTGAGCGTCAGGAATAATATCTAAATCTTCTTGAGCTAATAGTTCTTTCATTTGCGACTTTGCTTTAGCAAAATCAATATCAAATACTTCGCGTAAATATCCTTGAGGATACGCCACATCATCTTTCCAATGATCTTCTACGCATTTATGCCCCCATCCAATCGTTCTATGATTTTCAGTACATAAGTACACAGTATCTCGGTAGCCTTCAGCTTCCATGATAGATTCTTTAATGTAGTTTTCGTCCACTTTTAACATATTCTCTGATCTCCAGTTCTACTATCGCTTCTGTCAATAGTTTCCAATTCACGTTTTCTCTTTTGATCTGCCCAATGTTTATCAAGTAGTCTATCCACTCGTGAAAGATTTGTTCCAGCGAGTACGTTTCTTCGACTTCTAAATTGCCATTGTTTAGTATCATATCCGTAGTAATCCATAAAATTCAGGGTTATGCTACGCACTATTGCGTCTATACGAATAAACTCTGACGTATATCCTTGTTTACGACCCATGTTTTTATCAAATGTAGCTAAAGAATAAACAATAGCCGAACGATCTTTTTTAACTATTTCGGCTATCTCTTGAAGGTCTAAGCCTACATAGTAGTCTAAATAATAATATAAATATTGACGTGCTACAAAAAGAAGAATGTCACGTCTATTAGATATTAATTGTTCTTTTGTGTAACCAAATTCGTTGGCTACTCGAACTGTAATCATAGTAGCTAATTCATTTTTCATTTTATCTCCAATACTTACCATTCATAGAATCACTAAGAGAGTTCGGTCGTGGACAACAGCAGATAGGAAACAAAAGGTAGAAAACCTATCACCCAAAATTACAAGGAGGAGGGAGTTGCTATTGTCCACTAAACTTTTATTTAAAATGGTATGTCAGGAGCTTGTTCTGTACTAGCGTTGCTAGGTGCAGAAGCTTTAGCTGGTTGACCACCACCATTGTTAGTAGGTATTAACTGAACTTTACCAGAAAATCTTGGTACAACTATTTCGGTTACGTATTTCGTAGCACCATCTGATTCATAAGAGCGATACTCTACTTGTCCTTGCACATGAATAGTATCACCTTTTTTCATGTACTTTTTAAGACTTGAAGCAACTTGTGGATTGAACACCATAACTTTGTGCCACTGCGTTTTTTCCTTGTAGTCACCATCTTTAGCTTTGTAACGTTCGTTAGTCGCTAAAGATAAAGACGCATAACTATCGCCTTTCATAGTTTCTTTGACATCTGGGTCAGCACCCAAACGTCCAATTAGCATTACTGAATTAATCATATTTTCCTCTCTATTTTGCTAGTTTAATTTTAGAAGCGTCTGCCACTTGTGGTTTGAACTTTTCTGTCATTTGTTGAATGTATTTATTGTTATCAAACAATCCTAAGAATACATCTGCACTAAGACCTAAATGACTAAATGCTTTTGTTAAAGCGTCTGTCATAGCTTTTTTACAAGCCTCATCATCTAAGTTACCTTTAGAATTATATAATGGTTCTACAGAACAAACTGGGCCATAATAATTCCAAAAGCCATCAGTATTTTTATCAGTAGCTACTGACACTTCAGCAAATACTAATTTATCGGTGTAGTTGTAACTAACTGTGTATGTCCAACCACGACCTACTGGCCCAAACATATCAGTCATACGCATGATTTGATACATTGGGTCTACTGTTGTAAGTTCACGACCAAACTTTGATCTAAACCTTTTAGTAAACTTAGGGTCTGTGTGTTTGAAATTATCCCAAACAGCTTTTGTATTCTTATCTAACATATTACCTCCTGTTAGTAGTTTGAATTATGTTTACCCACACGTACTTGCTACGTGAGGGTTCATTTTCAAGTGTACGTTCTTGACGATTTAATAAAAAATTAATTATCTTTTTTATCATCTGGTACTTCCTCAATTTTAATGTTGTGTGCTAATAAATATTTAATCNCACNTTTTTCTGACTTTGCTTTAATAGTAAACCAATCTACTAATTCAGCATTATCAACTATTGGACTGTTGTAATCACCTATGTACATTTCAATCCTAAACTTTTTAATCTTGTCCATTGTGTCCTCTCTTGCTTAAATTTGTTGTTGTTAAATTTAAGAGAGAGTGGGGGAGCTTGAGGTAAATCATCTACATAACCATTTTGATTACCTAAACTTGTACTTGTTCTTTTAGTTGTAGCACTAAACCAATATTTATATCTACGTACTCGTTCATATGTATCCCAAGCTACTTTTGTAAAATTACCAAATTTATCTTTTTGATTAATTAAATTATTCATCTTTTACATACTTCCAAACAATAGCTTGTTTACCACTTTGGTTTTTACGTGTTTGTTTTGTATCTTTGATACAACCTTTCAGCACCAATTCTGAAAAACGTGGACGTACACTGAGAATAGATAGATTTAATAAATCTGCTACTTCATCTGGTGTAGCTCCATACGTTGTTTTATTTTTAACGATCTGCAAACATTGTTGACGTATAGTAGGAGCTTTGTTAGAAATTTCTTGTGCTGCTTGTTTCCCTGTACGTCTTTTTTTATACCCAACGTTATTGGGATACTGCAATTGGTTCATCTGTAATACCATGAAATTCTCTCCAGTTTGTATCTATTGGTTCTTTTGATTGAACAGCTTTCCAAAATACTTTGTATGCTTTCAATAGAAGTGATTGAAACTTACGATCTTCATCAATCGTAAAAATTTTATGTGTTCTGTTACCAAAAAATATTGATAGATATGCTTTGTTAAGCTTAGAACACATCATATAATGTTGTAGTTGAGGGTAATACCGATCAAGTAAGTTAGTATGTTGCTTCGGTGTATCCATAAACTGACCTGAATGTTTTGCTTCAAACACAGCTACATCTGTATATTCACCTTCCATACCAGCTTGAACAATGCCGTCTAAACTTCCGTAAATATAACAATCTTTTTTATCTACAAAAGTAGAAGTAGGATTGTACCATCTTTCTTGTTCTTGAGTTACTTGCAAACCCATTTCTTTGGTAAACCATTCTCGGTTTAAATCTTCGGTAATTGTACCTATACGAACTGGTAAAACATCTGATAAATCATCTGGTTTAGTATTACCAACTTTAAGATCATATAATTCTAACCATGTATCATCATGAACTAATTTATTCGCGTCAGTACCACCAATGCCGTTAGGCCTGTTTTTTATAGCGTTCTTTTTTTTCATTTTTTGCTCTCCTCATAGCTAAATTTATTTTGTTGATGTAAGCTCGTGGAATTTTCCCAGCCCTAAATTCTTTCTCAAATTCTGCATAAGTTTTCCCATTCAAAAACTTATGTTCCAGTACGAACAGTAATATATTGTTCATCCATATTTCCGTTCGTTCGTGAGGGGGAAGGGGTTCCTTTTTCCTTTTGTTCGGTGTTCGACCGATCTTGTTTATCAAATTGCGTAAAACTGTTTTTCGATAATTGTCTGTCGTCATATTTAGATAACTCCTTTCGTATGTACCAAAGAGCTTTTTCTAAATCTTGGCGTGGGTCTGCTGTTTTACGACCACAACGCACAATGTATTTTATGATATTGCCCTGACAGTAGTTCAATCCCCATGATTGAATAGCGTCAGTTACTTCGATAGAATAATTTTTATAGTAATCAGGATTTAGTGGGTCTTTCATAGTTCTCCTCCATGTGTTTTTTACAGTACCAACTTCTATAATTATCAGGACTGAATATTCCGTAATCAGCACAGTCAGGAGTGTTACAGGTTTGATGTTGAGCTCGTTCTTCTCGTGACATACGGAAGAACCACATATTAGGAATTTTTATTGTGCTTTTTCTTTTAGCCACAAATCACATCCCAAAGCTTCAGCCCATATACAAAACAAATAACCACTTGGTTTTCGTATTCCAACTTCCCATTTGGATACTAAACCTCGTGCGACACCAATCTTTTCATCTAAGTCCATTTGTGATATTCCCAGCTCGTGCCTTTTGGCTACAAACTGAGTTATCAACTGGTCATGAAATGCTGTTCCTAGTGCCTTTTCCACAATAATAATTATAGTTTTCGTAAGTTATGTGAAAAAAGTTAGCGTAAAAAATACACGTAATGAAAAAGCTATGTTTAATCCTTGAATTTGTTACATTTATGTATGAAACAATTTCTTGACATAAGTTACGATAACTGTAACTTTTGTAAGAAAAACGGCTGAAAACAGCCATTTTTGACATACTTTTCCACATATGTACTATGTTTGTACTAATTTTGTTCACAGAAAATATCCTACTATATGTTGTGGTTATACACAATAGATATTCACATAAAAGAGAAACTATTAAGTGCATAAATTTCATGTAAAAATTGTGTGCGTAGGAGGACTTATGGATTTACCTCCAACCTTTCACGAGCTATCCATCTACAGATAACGTTACTCAGTACATACTTCTAACCCTTCAGTCATTTGACCATATTCATTAGAAATATTGCCTTACAACTAGCTTATTGTTGTTCAGCCATACGCTATCCCCATCTGCATAATGGGAAACTATTAAACGAAAAGAGTGAAGTACAACACCAACCTTTTATATTTGTATTCAACTCGAGTAAGGAACATCACTCTTTTCTATACTACTTTCCGAATATATCTCCAGTAGTGTTCTTTAAAACCATGGGGGAGTAATTAGAGCCTAAAGGCCACCTCTGTTTCCCTTTACATAGCTAAATTGTTCATAATTTTTAGTAACTTTAATAGTTTTTTTCATATTTTTGCCTTTTGTTGCACGTGAGCGAGGCGTTTTATAGTCGGTAATGACATCGCCTCGCCTATATTCTATTGCATAATTGGTTTCCACTATGGCTATGCAACCCTATTAAATATTGGATATATTTAACTACCTTAATAGAATAATTCTTATTTATAACTTACATGGTCTAACCATATCTCATGGTTTTTCATGTCTTTTATTCTTGCACCTCTACGTTCTTGAACGTTATACGTTTTGCCTTTTGTAGTGACATGTGTTGACCAATCTGTCGCAGTTTGAAATACAGCAAACATATTTTGACCATATCTGGTGCTATACTTTGCATATAATTTCATTAATACATCCATTTGAATATCACTGTACCAAGATTTGGTATGTGTATCTTGTGGTGTAAATGCTAGTGTTTGTTGGAATAATTGTTTGACTGTATAGAAGGCAATTTCTTTTTCAATCCATTGTTTCTTTTCTTCTTCACCTTGAAAAAAACTTCCAATAGCGTCATCAATAGCCTGATACCCAATCTCAATATCTTTATCCGTATTATGTTTAATCCTAACATGGAGCGTCCAATCCTCATTTGCACAACCATTATCACACCATAAGTATCTTGACCATGCAATTAAATCTTCTGCAAATCGTTGATT